TTTCTCCAACTAGCTCTAGACATCTCATTGAAGAGACGCCAAGAGTAATCGCACTCCGAAGGACTAGTCCAAAGGAGTAAGTCTACGATTGGTTGACTCCAATCTAGAGGGAGATATTCAGTAGCCGATGACAAATCGACTGAACCGATGAACCTAGAGTCAGTTGTGACACGAGATTGAATCCACGTGTCAAACTTATCTTGGTCAAAGGTCGCATCCGAACGGATTCGTTGCACTGAAGACTTTAGACGATTGTATATAGGGACTAATCCCGATTGCAAAAGTCTATTAGGTACTGCGATAGGACGGAAGTCTGTCCCAGACTTAGGTATATAGTGGATATCGCCGACCGAGAAACCAGACCACTTAGCCTGGTATTCGGTTGATTCAGCGAGTTCCGCTTCTAAGTCAAAGTCAAAGAATAGATCCTTAACGTCTTGCGACACAAAGGACATTAGATATTCTCGACTATTCGCACTAATATCTGGATTCCTAAAGAGTATTAGTAAGAAATCTACTATATCTCTTTCATGACTCTGAGAAGAGCCATCCGAAAAGTCTTTGTACACTTCGGGGAATACAGGTCTGTCTCTATTTTGTGGTTGTGTGGAAGGTGTTCTGAATACCTTCTTCCAGTAAGACCAATATGACATCCATTCTTTCAGAGAATGGTGTCGGACATAAGAATGAAACAAGTTCGTTCTCTGTTTCCGAATGTCAGAGTAGGTCTTCCTTATTTCATTGTTACTTGGTAACGACAAAATCGCTAACCAGGCAGTCATGAACTTAGGAACTGGATAGTTTGAATCTATGCTTCTCAGCTTAGAATCAAACTGCACAGAAGCATCATCCACGTCGATTTCTCCCCTCCAGGATGTCAAACCCTTGAGGAAGTTAAAGACATAGTGTGGTTGACTGTCAGTATAACTGACAAGCTTCTTAAACCAACCATTTTTGCGCACACCAGGACTGGGAAGATTCCCAGTAGCTTTATAGCGTTTCAAAGCACTATTAAGTTGCTTAAACTTCGCATTAGCGTAGTCCAGGCCATTGTGTGAACAAAGTTGACGGTACTTATTGATATAATATCTTTTCAGATTTCTATCAAGCGGTATCGACTTCAGCAGAAAGAGATTCATG